TACACAGGAGTCTGATAGCGTCCAAGGGTATCTCGCCGCCAATCACAAATGTGAATCAAGCCTTGACCGTGTAACGCTCTTATCCACCGCCAAGAGGTCAAGATGGCTATCTCCAAAGTGTCAGCCAAGTCATGAGCGCTCATCTGCTTTTCGTAATGCTCAAACAACTTCCACGTTTTCGCCAGCATGATGTGGTCGATTTGGATTAACTTACGCATCGATTACTTTCCCCTTTTTCTGTTTTAGTGTTGCCGCAATGGTGTCTAACGCTTTGTCAAGCATCGCCAAAGTACACACCTCCATTTGTGCGTCATGCACCTCATAACCCGTTTTTATGGCAGAAAGTTCCTCGCCACGGCAAACGAACCTGTCGTTTAACTCAAGAGACCGCTTACAAACGGCGTAGAGGGCGCTAGAAGCGTCTAAAACTAGTTGGCGGTACTCTACCCCTACCCCAAGCATACAAAGCGCCTCAGCGACGTTTATGACCCCGATAATGATGTCGGCTTCTTGTCGTGTTGCCGTGCCTTTTGTCAGCGAGTCAAGCGCACTCATGTTTTTCAGGTGCATGGTGACGTACTCGGATTCCTTGGCGGATACCTTTGTCATCCCGCTGACCACCCAATGCATTGCGTCAAGGCGCACGCCCCTTGGTTTGTATTTTGACTTCTTACGCATCTCAAGCCCTCTTGAATGCTGAGTTAATCTGGTCTCGGATATGCGCTGGCATCGGAACAGCTTTCTTCCTGTCAGCCATAATCTCTTTGAGCGCGGCGTCCTGACCCGCTGGGGCTGGCACAGTAGTCCGAGCAACGTCAGCGGCAACTTGTGCAAACGTCTGTTTTTCTTTCACCCATTCAGCGTTAAACCCAGTCCAGCCCCTAGCGCATATTTCTGCCAAGGCGTCCTCAAGTGACCAGCCAGCCTTTTCTGCTTGGTTGCGAATCTTCGTGATGACCGTATCGCTGACAGGAGCCTTCTTAGCTTTGCGCTGTTTGACAAAATCATCCCAAACAGATTGTGATACGCCGTCAGGCGGTGTATTACTTGGTTTATGGTTATTGGTTATTGGTTTATGGTTAGGTGGCGATTCGTCAACGACTTGTGCACGGTTCGTGCGATTCTCTCTACGCTTCGCCTCCCTTTCAATGGCAATCGTTTTGTTTTTGTCTGCCTTTGAGTGGTAGTCAAGTAATTCAGCAAGGATTCTTTCTTGCACATACTCGCCATCTTCACCGAGCGTGAAGAACCGACTTAAGACAAATTTGACAGCCTCAATCTCGGCTTCTGTGCTTGCCCATGTCCATTCAATTGCTTGCTCAAGCGTTGGGAACTTTTCACGGTCGTAACACGAATCAATAAGAAGCGTGTACGCGCCGTGCTGGAGCATGGTCAAGCGACCAGTCTTTTTAGCGTAGTCGCCAAGATTTCTTTTGTAGTAGTGCATATTGCTCACCTTTTCATCGCTCCCTAGATGAAAGAAACGACGGCGGGAGAGGGAGGAACTCCATTCGGTCTGCTCATGACTTCAGACCTAGCCGCGTTTCAAACTATTCTACATCAACAACTTGATGTTGAAGCAAGGCTTCGTATTCTTTTTTAAGAAAATGAATCCAGTCGACCAAAGCGTCGGCTTGGACAACCCAGTCTTGCTCTTTAAAGTCATTCATAAAAGCAACCTTGCCTTCGCCACTTTCGTTGCTAAAGCTAAGTTTTGCGTATTGGTATGTGTGTCTCATTTTTGTCTCCTTTGAATCTCGCGTTGTAAGTACCAGACTGCCTTCTCCAAGTCTTCAATGGCGTCGTTTTTGAGGTCGGCGCGCCAGATGTACTTGACAGCATTGCCAAGGCAGAAGTTCATATGCTCGGTTATGTCTATGCACTCAACGTGGCTGGGGTGAGCCATGTAGTGCGCTGGGTTGTTTACTGGGTCGTGCATTAGTCTGTTCCTCCAAAGTTTTCCTTGTTTAAGTCGTTGCGTTGGATAGTCTCAATGGCCATGACGCAGTTGAATTGCAAGCTGTTAAGCCACAATACAGCCTCAATCTCTGTGTCGGGCTGTTGCCGCACAAGGGCGTTCAGGTCAGCCATAAAGTCTTGAAATGTTGGGTTCATTTAAATATCCTTAGTTAAGATTTGCCAAGCTGTTGCTGCCACTTCTGGAACTTGCCCGTTTCCACAGGCTTTAACTCTGTCCAATCTTGAGGCCATCCCATCATCCATTCCGAGAAATTCGCTGGCAAATGACTTCCAGTCATCAGTCGATAAGCACTTGTTAGCTTCGCTCCAAACTCCGTGCCAGTTTTTTGACTTGTCCTCACAAATCTTTTGCCTGTATAAGTTATCCCGCTTGTTTGGCCTGTCATGTGGTCTGTTGCTACGGGAGTTGGCCACCAACCAAAATCGTTCCCTTCTATGGGGTGCGCCAACGAAATCTGCTCCCACAATACCCCATCTTGCATCAAACCCCAATTTGGAAAGGTCTGCAAGCACTCTGCCAAGTCCGTTATTAACGAGCATTGGGGAGTTTTCCACAAAAACGAATTTGGGTCTAACTTCGCCAATAACCCTCCCCATCTCTCTCCATAATCCACTTCGCTCCCCGTCAAGTCCTGCGCCTCCACCTGCGGCTGACAAATCTTGGCATGGAAAGCCGCCAGATACGACGTCAACAATTCCTCGCCACGGTTCCCCGTCAAAGGTTTGTACGTCATCCCATACTGGGAAAGGCGGGAGAAGTCCGTCATTTTGTCGGGCGCACAGTACGCTTGCTGGGTAGGGTTCCCACTCGACTGCACAGACGGTTCGCCATCCAAGCAACTTGCCCCCAAGTATTCCTCCACCAGCGCCTGCGAATAAAGCCAACTCATTCATTTGTCCTCCTTAAAAAGATAGGCTATTCTATGGTCTTGTAAATTTTTTACGCAATTAGGGTTATCCCTAGTAAAGCGAGTTGTTGTTTTGTGGTTAGAATATACCTGTGGCAAACGTAGCCACTTAAAAGGGAAAAGTTATGGCAAAGAAACTTTACACGTTGAATGAGCAAGGTCAGGCTTTGCTCAAGACGTTGGTAGACCCATACTCATCGTTCTACATCGATGCGGTTATGGACTTGGAGGAGGCCATTGAGAATGAGGATATCCCGCATTTTGAGGGCACGATATTCGGTGGTGAGTTGTTTGACGAAATTAAAAGGGAATTCAAATGAAAAACTTAGCAACGGCCTTGGTCAAGGCACAAAAGGCTTTTAGCCCAGCGCTGAAGAACAGCACCAACCCGCATTTTAAATCGCGCTACGCAGACCTTGCGACCTGTGTTGAGGCGGTGATGGATGCGCTAAACGACAACGGCATCGCCCTTATTCAGAAGTCTTATGACTGCCCAACTGGCGTAATGGTTGAGACTGTATTTATGCACGAAAGCGGCGAGATTTATGAGGCTGGCATTTTGCAGTTTCCAGCAAGCAAGCAAGACCCCCAAGGATATATGAGCGCCTTGACCTATGCTCGTAGAGGCTCTTTGATGGCGGCGTGTGGTATTGCTCCAGAAGACGACGACGGCAACGCGGCCTCACGCAAGCCAGCGCAACCAAAGACTACCCCAGTCATCACGCCTAACCAAGGCGCTAGGGAAGAAGTATCACCAGATGAGTTGCCTTACTTGGAGGAGTTGGCGGCAGAGGTTACACAGATATGCCTGCAAAGCCCACAGGACGCCCGACAGCGCGTTTTATCTGATGGCTTGGATGATGGGCAGTATCGAGCCTTGTGGACGTTCCTAGACGCACCTACGCGCCGCAAGTTAAAGGAGGCGAAATGACCGAGGCACAGGAAAAAGCCGTGTTCGGTACGTTCTGGAAGTGGCTTGCCAGAAAAGACTCACCAGACACCTCGGTGGCGGCGGCGAAAGCCGTGGACTCCAAGGGTCTGGAAAAGCAGGTCTACGACATCATTGCCTGCTTTAAAGGAGACGGGTGCATCCAAGATGACGTACTCAATGAATTGTCTTGGTTGCCGTATTCGAGCGTGACGGCTCGGTTTGCGGCACTCAAGCGAAAAGGACTTGTACAACTAACAGGCGA